GCTTTAGGTAAAAACCAAAGTACAAAGGTAGAGCTGATAAAAATAATTGAGGGTACATTTGATGATTCAATGAGTGTTCTTGATTGTGATTTAGAATTATTATCAACAAACTTAAACGGAACTACAACTTGGGCAAATTCAGCAGGTGCATCAGCTACTCCAACACAAGCATGTTGCGAGGCTAACAACTTTAGCTTTATAGACAATGTTTGTTATTGGAATACAACTGTCTTGCCACACGAACCTGTACCATCTCCAATTGTATTTAATCAAAATAAGAATGTAAATACCACAGGTGGCGAAGTTATAGTCGGACAAACTGCATCAAGCGTTGTGGTAAACGAATCAACACAAATATACCTAGAGGGTACAGTTCGGAGAATAGGCGAAGAGGCTAAAGTAAACGAGGTTTTAAGCTATGATGAAGTAAACGAACATACTGAATGGGTAACACGCACAGAGTTCCCTAGTACAGTTCCAATAAGAGGGCAGAACATAGGAACGATCTACGATACTGAGATGTATCTTACTGCTGCTGACTTTACAAAAACAAATTCAAATAGTGGTGCCGGTGGTGTAATGGCTGCATATGGGCAATATGTTACATCTCCAAGCTCATCGGTAAATTTAATTTCATCCTTTCAATTACCTTTAGGTTATAGAGTTAATTCTGTTGTAGTTTATGGAGATAATACTGCTGCAACTTTCTCAGTAAGGGTATCGGAGGTAGACGATGCTACAAGTACTGAGGTAGGTGCATCAACTGCAATTAACTCAACTGTTTCACTTACAGGACAGAACGCAGCTAAAGGTACTTATTGGAGTATAATAGTAGTAACAGGACATACTGCAAGGTATGTGTCGGGTGCAAAATTAATCTTAGAAAGAGTAGCAGGTTCATGATAAACGAAGTTATAAGGTTGGTTACGTCTAACCAAATTAAAGAAACGGAAGAGAACAAAGTATTGTTTGGAGCTTACAAATATCCAACATCTATAAAAGAAGCATGGCAACAATTTAAAAAAGAGATATGGCAGAAGAGTACAAACTAAAAATGACTGCCGATACATCTGAGGTAGTCGAGGACATCAAAGACGTAAAGGAAGAAATTAAAGAAGCATCAGAAGAGCAGACTATATTCTCAAAAGCTACTGATAAACTTAAAGATGCGTTTAAGTCTTTAAAGGGTGGTGTAAAGATTGTTATAAACTCTTTTAAAACATTAAAGGGTGCGATTGCTGCGACAGGTATCGGATTGCTTGTTATAGCATTGGGTTCTTTAGTTGTATTCTTTACAAAGACACAAAAAGGGGTTGATTTACTTGACCAAGCAATGGCAGGTCTAGGTGCTGCAGTTGATGTTATTATAGATAGGATTTCGAGCTTTGGCGATAGTATTACAAAATTCTTTAGTGGAGATTTTTCAGGTGCAGTTGAGGGAATGACAAAAACGTTTTCTGGCTTAGGCGATGAGATTGTAAGAGAAGCAAAAGCAGCAGCAAGTTTAGAGAAAACATTGCAGAGCTTGATTGATATGGAACGAGAGTTTTCAGTTCAGAAAGCTAAGAACAATGTTATCATTAGAGAGGCAGAAGCATTGGCAGCAGACCAAAACGCATCTTTAGACTTAAGAGTTACTAAACTTAAGGAAGCAATGGCTATAATTGAGGAACAAGCTCTTGAAGAGGAAAGGATTGCAAAATTAAACCTTGATACAATACTTGCAAAAAATGCTCTAGGAGAAAGCACAAGAGAGGACATGCAAAAGGAAGCTGATGCAGAGATTGCATTGATAAATATTAGAGCAGAGGCAGCAGATAGGAGAAAGGCTTTAATAGGTCAATTACAATCTTTAAATGGTCAGCTACAAATACAGGAACAAGAAGCAGCATTTGAAAAAGTAAAGAATGAGGAGATGACAAATGCAATAATTTTGCAAAACTCTAAAACTTTAAATCAATTAAAAATAGAAGATGAAGAAAATACAAGTCTTAAGCTAATTGATACAAGAAAAAAAACAAACGATGCTTTACTAGCTTCTGAAAAGGAGTTAAGCAAAGATGAGCAGCTACTAAGAAAGTCAAACACAGAATCTCAACTACAAGCAGGCGCACAATTAGCAGGTGCATTATCAAGTCTTGCAGGAGACAACAAAGAGCTTGCAGTTGCATCAGCAATTATAGATACTTATGTAGGTGCAAACAAGGCATTTGCTCAAGGTGGTGTTGCAGGTTTTATAACAGGTGCAGCAGTTATTGCAGCAGGTTTAGCAAATGTTAGAAACATAATGCAAACTGAGGTCAAAGGTTCAGGAGGTGGTGCATCAGCATCAATACCAAACGCATCTCCAATAGGCAATACAATAGGGCAAGCAATTCCTGTAAATGCTAACCTAAACGATTTAGTAAATCAAGGAAACGATGCTCCTCCTGTACAAGCCTATGTAATATCACAAGAGGTTACAGATTCACAAGAAGCAGATTTATACATTAAAACTCAAACTGTATTATAATGAAAAAGAAAGACGAAGAAAAGCGTAAAAAAAGAAAGTACGACAAATTGAAATTAGTTGAGTTCGTGCTTAACGAAAACGATGCTGATGTTGGTGTCTTTGCTATTAGCTTAGTTGAAGATCCTGCGATAGAAGAAAACTTTATGTATTTCTCTAGATCTGGCAAGCCTCAAAAGTTTGCAACACTAAGCGATGAGAAACGTATTGTCATGGGTGCAGTTATGATTCCTGACATGCCTATATTAAGAGTTGATGCAGAGGGCGAGAAGTATAATTGCTTCTTTAGTAAGGATACTATACGCAGAGTTGAGGAGCTTTACATGATTAATAGCAAACATCAATCTGCAACTTTAGGTCATGAGAGAGCAGTTAACGGAGTTACCACAATTGAAACATGGATTGTAGAAGATTCAAAGATTGACAAGTCGGCTTTGCATGGGTTTAATTATCCTGTTGGAACTTGGGTTGCCTGCATGAAGATTGAGAACGAAGATGTTTGGAGCAATTATATAAAAGAGGGCGAGGTTAAAGGTTTCTCTATTGAGGGCTACTTTGATACTAAAGAATCTGAGGGCATTAAAATGGAGAAAGAAGATGTATTAAGTAAGCTCAGACAAATCATCAAGGATAGCGAAAATAAAACAAAGAAAAACTAAACCTATTTAATAGAATAGAAACAAACCCTAGAAAATGGAAGCATTAGACAAAATCAAAGAAATTTTGGGTATGGTAGAAGTGGTAAGCGAAAACGAACCTACACCTGCTGAGTTATCCGAAGCAAAAGAACATTTAAAATTTGAGGAAGCAACTCTTGAAGATGGCACTATAATAAGTGCTGATTCATTTGAGATTGGTAACGAGGTGTTTATCGTTGTAGAAGATGAGCGAGAAAGAATGCCTATCGGAGAGTATGTTTTTGCTGATGGTACTTTACTAGTAGTAGAGGATGAGGGAATTATTGCTCGTATCGGAATACCTGAGGAAGAGGTTGTTGAAGAGGTAGTTGAGGATTCAAAAACTGAGGAACTTAGCGAAACTAACACCGAAACAAAAGACGCATTAGTGCAAGCGATCGGAGTGCTAGAGAATTTAGTACAGGAATTTGCAAGCATTAAAGAAGAGTTCAATACTTTGAAAACTGCAAAAGAAGAGGCAGTTGCTAAAGTTGAAGAGTTCGAAAAAGTGGGCGAGGAAATAACTCCAAGTCCAGAGGGAAAAACAACAGAAACTAAATCAATGGTTGAGTTTTCTAAGTTAAGCCCACAAGAAAGAGTAGCATATTTAATTAATAAAAACCAAAATATTTAAGAAATGGCAGATTCGTATACTAAACTGTACGCAGGTAAAGCGGCAGCAGGGTTTATGAGTGCATCTCTACTAAGTGGAGAAACACTTGCAAAGGGAAACTTAACAGTACTACCAAATGTAGCGTTCAAAGTTAACCTAAACAATTTTAATTTAGCAGCAGCAGCAGTAGCAGATGCAACTTGTGATTTTACAAGTGCAGGAGATGTTACTTATGTTGAGAAAGCATTAGCACCAAAACGTTTACAAGTAAACAGAGCATTGTGTAAAAACGATTGGCTTTCAACTTGGGCAGGTGCAAACATGAGAGCAGGTTTAGATGGTACTTTACAATCTGACTTTGCTACTTACTTAATTTCTTATGCAGGTTCTTTAGTAGGGCAGCAAGTAGAAAAGTCAATTTGGAGTGGATCTGCAGCAACAGGCGGAGAGTTTGATGGTTTTGAAGCATTGTTAACTGCTGATGGCGGTGCAGATGTTGCTTCAACTGCTTTAGATGCAGCAAACATTATAGCACAAATCGGAAGAGTTCGAGATGCAATCCCTAACGCAGTTTATGGTCAAGATGACTTAGCCATCTACATGGGAACGGCAGCGTTTAAATTTTACATTTCAGCTCAAGCAGCTTTAGGTTACTTAAACCAATATCATGCAGGTGTTACTGAATCTAACTTTGAAGGTATTCCAATCAAATGGGCACCAGGAATGGGAGCAAATAGAATGGTAGCAGGTCGTAAATCTAACATGTTCTTTGCAACAGACTTAGAGGGAGATATGACTGAGGTAAAACTACTTGACCAAACTATGGTTGATGGTTCAGATAATGTTAATCTAGTAATGAAGTTCAATGCAGGTGTAGGTTACTCTACTCGTGCAGACATCGTTCTTTACGCATAATTCGTTAAGGTATGGCATGTTTATTAACAAATGGTAGAGGCTTAGAGTGTAGAGAAGCAGTAGGCGGTTTAAGAAACGTTTACTTTGCTAATCATGATACACTTGGAGCTTACACAGTTGACGCAGATGGTCAACTTACAGGTGTAGCAGGTACTACAAATGTTTTCAAATATGCTTTAAACCCACAAAGCTCTGAATATACTGAAACTATTACTGTGTCTGAGGACAATGGTACAGTATTTTATGAGCAAGTAACTACATTAATGTTACCAAATTTAAGCAAGGCAGCACTTTCTGCACTTCGCTTATTAACTTCTGGTCGCTTTCAAATATTCACAGAGGACAACAATGTGAATGAAGCGAATGGATTTGGGCAATGTTACTTAGTAGGTGCTTACAATGGTGCAACTGTTACAGGTGGTAGCGTTGCATTGGGTAAAGCTCTTGGCGATATGAGTGGCTATACATTGACGATAACATCAAGAGAGCGTAAATCTGCTCTTTTTGTTGAACCGGGAACAACAACCATATTTGATGGTTTAGGTGCTACAATAACAGTTGTAGATTCATAGATCTGGTATATAATATTAGAACCCTTGCAGAGATGTGAGGGTTTTTTTTGCTCTATATTAAAACAAAACAGGTAGTTTACTATTTATTAATATACTTAAAAAACAAGATTATGCCACAGAATACAATAGTAAGACAAGCAGCAACTGCTTTAGCAGTAACACCAAGCGATGGAACTGCAATAGTAGGAGCATCTTTTAACTCTCCTGCTGCATTATTTGTAGGTACAGGAGGAAATATAAATGTTATCACTTTAGGTGGCTCTACTGTCTTATTAAAGAACATAGCAAACGGAACATTTTTACCTGTTCAAGTTACGCATGTGAAAGCAACAGATACAACTGCAACGGACATAGTAGCTTTATTTTAAATAGAGCTTTATGTTAGTAAACATTATACAAAATACAATAAGCAGTTTCCGTAGTGCATTAGCAGCTGCTGAAGTCATCACAACCAATCTAAAGATGTGGCTTGGATTTGAAACGAGCGAAACATTAGGTAGAGAGGAAGTTGTTAATGGAGATTTTTCTGATGGTACAAATGATTGGGCTAAATCAACTGCTTCATCTGCAACAATATCTGTTAATGCAAACGACCAACTTGTATTAGCTAGTGATGCAGGAGATACTTTAGGAGCTTACTCTTCTATCAGTTTAATAGAAGGTCAAACATATACATTATCTATTGATTATATATCAAGCAATCAACTAGGTCGTATTGAAATAGGTACATCTACAAGTATTGGTTCAACTAGCCCAAACGATATATTTAACGCAGGAGGTTCAGGTGTAGAACTAGGAACAAATACTTATACTTTTACTGCTTCGGCAACTCAATCTTCAAGAAATTACTTGTATATAGGTGGTAGAGATGATGTAAATAGTCTAGTTATTGATAATGTTTCACTTAAAGAACTAACCCAAATCACACCTGACAAATCGGGCAACAATAATGTAGGCGAGTTGTTTACAGGTAAGGCGATTGAGTTTGATGGCTCAACTGATTATGTTGATGTTGATGGATTTCAAATGGCAGGTACAAATGTTACTTTTGCTTTTTGGTTTAATTCAAATGATACTTTAGGAAGATTTTTTGATATAATTACAGGTTTTAGTA